CGCCCAGTCCGTTACTATCAGGGCACGCCAAGCCCGGTGAAACAGCCAGAGCTGACCGATATGGTGATCTTCCGTGAAAACTCAGAAGACATCTATGCCGGTATTGAATGGAAAGCAGACAGCGCTGAAGCTGACAAAGTGATCAAATTCCTGCGTGATGAAATGGGCGTGAAGAAAATTCGCTTCCCTGAACATTGCGGCATCGGTATCAAGCCTTGCTCGGAAGAGGGCACTAAGCGTTTGGTTCGCGCGGCGATTGAGTACGCGATCACCAACGACCGTGACTCTCTGACGCTGGTTCACAAAGGCAACATCATGAAGTTCACCGAAGGCGCATTCAAAGACTGGGGATACCAGTTGGCGCGTGAAGAATTCGGCGGCGAACTGATTGACGGTGGCCCATGGGTGAAAATCAAGAACCCTAAAACCGGCAAAGACATCATCGTTAAAGATGTGATTGCGGATGCGTTCCTGCAACAGATCCTGCTGCGTCCTGCTGAGTATGACGTTATCGCCTGTATGAACCTGAACGGTGACTACATCTCCGATGCGCTGGCGGCACAGGTGGGTGGTATCGGTATTGCACCGGGCGCTAACATCGGTGATGAGTGCGCTCTGTTCGAAGCGACTCACGGCACCGCACCTAAGTATGCAGGTCAGGATAAAGTGAACCCTGGTTCTATTATCTTGTCTGCAGAAATGATGCTGCGCCACATGGAATGGTTCGAAGCGGCTGACCTGATTGTTAAAGGCATGGAAGGCGCGATCGCAGCCAAGACCGTGACCTATGACTTCGAACGTCAATTAGAAGGCGCTAAACTGCTGAAATGTTCAGAGTTTGGTGACGCGATTATTAAGCACATGTAATAATGCAAATGTAAACGGGGCTGTTAATGCCCCGTTATTTTTTGTTAACTATAAATCTTCCCCAAAACCCCACCAAAATTCTTCCCCAAAACTGCCCCATGATTTGCTCTTTTATATAGCAACAATCATCCAATCTTTACCCCTATCATCGTTGTACTTATCGGTCATTTTTTTAGATTTATGCCCAAGCAATTTTTGCGTATCAATTCCTTGTTCACGATAGAGCCGTTCTGATAATGACCGTTGTTCGTGAAAGGTCGGCGCTGTTTTCTCTTCCCAACTGATGCCGCAATTATTACGAGCTTTCTTAAATGTCGTTGTCAGAGAACTGGCTGATACATTTCCACCACGTGTGGCTTGAGATGTTGAGTGTCTAAAATGAACTAGGTGCTGACTGACGACGGCATCACGGCAAACTGAAATTACATCTCTAAGACTCATACCAATAGCATTGCATCTCAGACTTAGTGGTATAGCTAGTCTCATGCCTGTTTTTTCTTGTGTGATATGCAGCATGTCATCCCAAATATCCGAAAACTTCATCGCGCATATATCCCCGATCCTTTGGCCTGTGACTAGAGCTAGTAGCATCCCACTTTTTAGATAGGCGGGGTGGTTATCTGCTTGCTCAAAAATAGCCCTCCATTCTTCTAGCGATAGGCGCTGACGAGCAACCTTGTTACGGGGCTGCCGTGTCGCTTGAGCAGGGTTGTATCCTGGCTGAACGTGACCAGAATGCTGAGCCTCTTTGAATACATCAATAAGAACCATGCGAACAACTTGAGCCATGCGCCCATATCCTGCTGCTTTAACTGGATCTACAATCTCAGAAATATCGAGAGCAGTAATATCTTTTAAATAATTCATTCCAGAATGCTCACGGAAAAGGCGCACAGGTTTTAATTTTTGCTTGTAGGTATTCATCTTTAGTTCGCCGTTTTTGAGCCTCTCATCTTGAATAGAAATATATTTATCCAGCCACTCAGAAACCGTAATTGACTCCCTTGTACCTTTTAGCTTTGCTACTTTGTCATTTATTGTTAGGATTTGCCGAGTGCGCTGCTCGGCAAGTATTACATTAGCCTCACTAGCTACCTGCCTTGCCTCATCCTCATCACACCCTAGACTATGAAATTTACCGCTAACTGGGTGCTTGTATTGCCAATAGATCTTCCCGTTACGCTTATCCAGTTTTCTGTATAAGTTCGGGATAGTAACCTTATGTGAGCGAGGACGTGCTGCCATCTGAAATTATCCTTCTTAACATCGGATTTGCCGTTTTTGGTAATTTTGGGGCTGCCAACTCCCCGACATAACGCGCATCCCTATCAACCATCCACTCTCTACCAACTTTTTTTGCTGGTGGTACGATCATCAATCCTTTGGCATATTTTTTTAAGAGTCTTTCGCTGGGGGCATTATCGCCGAATTCTTCTTTTGCCCACTCCAGCAATGTAAGCATTCGAGCCATCGCTATACCTCAATGACCAGCCACAGAATAAATGCTTGGCTGGTGGTTTATTGATTTTCAGGAATCAGATCCATCAGTATCTTCGCCATATACCTCATTACACATAAGAACAGCATGAGGGCGGACACTGTGGATCTTTGTTAATACTGCTTGGCACAGTTCTTCTGTTTGATAAATTTTCTCTGATACGGGTAGGGCTTCACAGTAATCAGCCCCGCAAGCGCTTACCAGAAGAAGGAAACCGACTAGCATTTATTTCTGCTCCTGTGTTGTGGCCGCAGCTGGATTTACCCAAAGGCATTCGGTGCGAACTTTTGTCCCTCTTCCGGCGCTGATTCGTGATCCTTTAGTTTTCTTATCCCAGCCCGCCAACATGTCGTTATATAGTTCGCTGTCATACCCACTTATCATCACCATTCCGATCATCGTTCTGGCCACAGCTAATAGTTGCTCATGATCTTCGATTGTCATTTCATGGTTGTAATAGCGGTTTCCCTGTACGCGGGTTTCTGGCACATACGGCGGATCAATGTAATGCAACGTTTTTTCAGCGTCGTGAGCTCGCATAACCTCCAATGCGTCTTTGTTTTCTATGATGACACCCTGCAGGCGCTGGCAAATAGCAGATAAGTTAGATGGATAACGCTCCCACAGATGAGCTGCAGTAGCGTATTTACGCTTACTATCACTACGGAAACCTGAATTCCCGCCGATCCCTGCGGCTGACCCAAATCCCATGCTAGCGCGTACAACCATGCGGCGAGCCCGCTCAACAGGATCGGAAGCAATTTCTTTCGCGGCGCAGAACTCATCCCTTGAATACGGAGTTAAAGCGCAAGCATCCTGCAGTCGCTGATTTAGTTCTGGTTCGCGTAATACACGGAACAAATTAACAACGTCGCCATCGAGGTCGTTGTAAACCTCCGCATAACTGCGCGTTTTTTGCAGGAGCACGCCAGCAGCTCCGCCAAATGGTTCGACATAACAGATGTGAGTTGGCATATGCTCAATAATCCACGGCGCAAGCCTGAATTTGGCACCGTGATAGCGAATCGCAGGATGTTTAATCATCATTTTCTCCAGCCGCCAATAAAATTCTTTCACCAATCCAACGCATAACCGGTACAGCCATAGAGTTACCGATCGCTTTATAGCGAGGACCATCCGTAGCTCTTCCGCAGCATTCTTCAAAAGTTAGATTGCCACCGCGCATAAGATATTTTGCGAAATCTCGATCCATTTTCTCGGGGCTAATTTTGCGACCGTAGGGGACGAGAGTGTGATTATCAGGGAAACCCTGTAGACGTTCACATTCACGGGGTGTCAGGCGACGAACGTGCATGTTATGCATAACGCCATGCTGATCTGATTTAGTCAGCGTGTAGCCCGTTTCAATGCTGTAACCTGCTCCATTTCCGCCGTTTTCTGGTGCGCGTCCGATAGTGTTACCGGCAAGCGCTATTGCTGGCGTGTGTATCAAAACATGCGGCTTATCGCCTCCGCCCACACTTGCTCGCAATGCACCTGATAAATTATCTCCGAGCTCGGCAGAAGAGCCACCATCGCGCCCACGAAGCGCAACTGAATAAGCAATCGTGGCTTGGAGTGTGCCAGTGCAATGCTCATCAGCCCCCAATGTTGAAGATGTATTACCAGCCGCTTGCCAATTGAATACAGTGGCATCTTGGCGAATAAGGGGAGTGCTCCCCATTACGCCTTTCTCTAAGTTTGCTGTTAATGGACCGGCACAATCAGATTCACGCCAACCGTGATGTTGATACGCCTCGTAAAATTCTAGGTTCGCTGGCACGAACAATGAAGCTCCACCGTTAATGTGCTGATCTTCTAACCCAAGTTTTGAACCAAATGCAGCATTTAGAGTACATGCGATATCTGCTGGCCACTTATGACCAACAAGGCCACTCCCGCGCTGGCTAAATACTTCTTGATTGCTTGAACCAATGCCGCCAACGTTGTGTGATTGGTTCAGTGTCGGATGCGGGTTTAGCTCTGAGTCCCAATGACTACCGACTTTAATGCTTGTTCCAAGATGGGAGGCAGTGCTCGCTCTCGTTTCTCGGCACGGCGGAGTATCCCGGCGCAGGCTTTCGAACTCAAAAAGTATCTTTCCGGGATCAATGTCTGTTCTAGCACTTGCGACAACGAACACACGGCGGCGGCGTTGGGCCACTCCGAAATATTGGGCGTCGAGAATTCGCCAGGCGATAGTGCGCGTGGGTCCAAACACATAACCAGCGTTTGTCCATTTTTTCCCTGACGGCTGTAGTGGCTCACTTTCTCCGGCCAGTGCGGCGAGAAAACATCCGAAAGCATTGTCTTTGCTACTAAGGACTCCTGGCACGTTTTCCCACACGATGATTGCTGGGCGTTGTTTGTATTCACGTCTTTTTCTATCAATTGCATCAGCTAGCTCTACATATGCGATCGTTAATTGACCTCTAGCGTCACTTAAGCCAGCGCGCAGGCCGGCAACGCTAAACGCCTGGCATGGAGTACCTCCAACAAGAATCTCCGGCGCTTCAACTTCACCATGCGGAATTGCTGTCGCTATTTGTGTCATATCACCAAGATTCGGAATATGTGGCCAATGGTGCGCCAATGCGGCGCACGGAAAAGGCTCAATCTCAGCAAACCATGCAGGTATAAACCCGAGTGATTCCCATGCCACACTAGCAGCTTCAATTCCGCTGCAAACTGAACCGTATTTCATCTAAACCCCCAAGATGAACGGCGGTGTTGTTGGGGCTTAATTTTAGGAATGGCTTTACGAACGTTTAAATTTGTCCATTCTTCGCGGTGTGCTGCGCAGCAAAAATATTTGGTTTCTGTCGCGTTCTGTCCCGCACTGCGATGATGTGTGATCACTTTTTTAACGCCATCGTCCATGTTGAATTTCTGCAAGCATTTCGAGCAGTAGCACATCGTGATTTCTGGCGCACGGGGCGCCAGCAGGTTAGGGGTAGTCATTATTTATCCCCCTCACAGGACAGAAGGAATTTCACGCCAGCGCTAACAAAATTACTAAATAATTGCTGGTGGGCTTTTAGTGTTTGAATCTCGGCCTGCAGTTCTTCAATGGTTGGCTTAGGTTGTGTAGCTGATTTGTCGCACTCATCTATTTGTGCCTTTTCATCTGGACCAGCGAGCAATGCATCTAAAGAAAATACTGTTTTGTGTTCCGTTTTTTCTTCAGGGGACACTTCGTGTTTTGTGACAACGTTTAAGGCATCACTTGGCTGGTGGTCGGCGATGTAGTAGTTCACTCGGGATTCAATGAACTCTAGCCGTGGGGCTTGGTCGTCGCTCCAATTATCAAGAACATCGGCGACAAGGTGGTGAATATCGTCGTCAGTCAGTTGGCGATCGGTATCAAACGACGAAATTTCTTTGGCAAACATACGGCCAAGAGGGATTTTGGTAATGTTGATGGCATCTAAAAACGCGTCAACTTCGCTATTGCTGATAATGGTAGTCTCACCATTCAACACGGTACATACGGCAGCGCGTATAGTTTTATAGTTGATGTTAGTGGTGTTGTCGGTGGTGCCTACTTCCGTTTCTTCTACGTCATTTGAGGCGGTTTCTTCGGTTTTAACTGGTACTGGCTGAATCACACCAAGGTTTTGACTGATGTACTCGCGCAATTTTCCCTTATCGCTGGTGATAGCAATCGGTGCAGCTTGGATGCACGCAAAGGTAAAGTCAGGATGCAGAGCTAAAATGCCTGGGGTTTCTGAAAGCGCGTTATACCAATCAATAACGTCTTTATCTTTCATTAGCTCAGCGGCGCGATCGACAATGCCCTTTGGTGGGACCAATAAGTCATAACCGTTAGCCGGCTGCATGGCGTAGGCAATAACCTTTTTCAGAAATACAGGGGAGTGGAGAACATCATCAGACAAACGGATTGGGGTACCCAGTGTTGCACCTGTGCTTGTCGTTTGCTCTCTGGTTTCGGGCATTACCGGCGTAGTTTGTTTGCTGCGATACAGTGTGACAATATTTTCCAGCGCACCTTCTCCAGCATCTGAAATTGCGCAGGAACAATATTGCTTAATGAAGTTAGATATTTGTCCCAGTTCAGCGGGGCGATCCGTGTACATAAACACGTCTTTGGTTGCTTGAGCTAGGGCGCCGAGCTGTTGCAGGGTGGCATCTTTCGCGAACTGTTCACCACGTACGGACAGTAGTATGTTTTGAAAAAAGTTATCGTCGGTGTCCATGATCATCGCGACAACGTCATTCATCTGCTCACGAGTGACAGTTTCGGTTTCTGGTCCGTGTTTCCATACAGATGTGAAGCGGAAATCTAAAGGTTTTTCAGATACCTTAATGAGGTCGTCATCAATCTTGGTTTCAGCTTCTGGCGGAGCGATTAGACGCCATGTTTTTTTATCTTCCGCGAGTTTGTACTTTTCACACCATGTTGTACTGAACTCGTTTTCTTCCGGCAGATCATCAACAATTGGCGTATCAGTAGTAACGGGTTTGAAATAATTAGATAGGTCGATACCAGTTTGTTTAGCTAAAAAAGAAATAGCAAAAGGGCACTCTTTAGCTGTTTCAACATCAACTAAAATAACCATGTCTTTTGCGTTAGAGCTCTTCTTAGCGCTCAAGTAATTAAAATATATAGTCATGCTGTTTATCTCCTTAGTAATTGATATGCGCCCCGCGTCTAAACGTGCCCAGGTCATAAATTTATGAAGGGGACCACGAGGCGCATATCAATTGGCTTTTGTACAAAGCCAATAAAATTAATGGTTGTTAATTACCGAACATCCGAACTCGAGGTTAATAACGCTGGTGGCTTGCTTCTTATCGCCGTCAATAATTGTTTCATCGCCATACATGCGAAAATTCATATCGGCATCGTCAATACTGAAAGAGGACCAGCACTGGGAACGTTCAAGGCCAGAGGCTTTAACTAGGCGAGGTGTTGTTAAATCAGTGAATGCGCAGCGCATTGCGGACATGGCAGAAGCCCATTTATGCCCGGATTTTTGGCACTTGAATGCAACGTACGCTAGTCCGCGATTAATCATCATGCGGTGCTGTATTGGATTTAATTTCATTTCCGAACTCCTGAATTTTGGTTGCAGAAAGCCCCGGCAAAAATGCCGTAATAAATTTCTATTCAAAAAAATGGCGGTATCAGTTTTCGCTAATGCATCGGTTAAAAGGATCCGATACCGCCTAAATACTCACATGGATGATGCTGTGGTGGCCTTTCGGCTAGTTGTCATTAGGCGTTTAGTCAGCCAGACAACCGGTCCCCTAAGAGGCTATGGATGGAACCTCGCTAAACTTACCGCCGCATTGGTCTGCGGATTCACCACAACTAAAAGAGCACTACCGCGTTTCTGCCATCCGTCCCGGCTTTCGTTTTAATGGCTGCGAGATATGTTTTTCATGCCAGCGCTCTTTTAGTTGTGTGCTCGTCTTTCCGAGCTGCCTTAAAAACATCAGTAATAAAGATTCCCATTTTTGACGTCTTCACGGATATAAATCCCAGCCAAAACCCAATCCCATTCAGCTGCACTTGCGTAGTGATAAGCAGCTTCCCAAGTAATGCCATAGTTGCTTATCAGTAGGTTTGTGATTTGCGTCTTGCTCATGAGTTTCCCCTTGTCGCGTTCTTTCCCGCCGTCAGAATGTTTTGCTGAATGCTGCTTGTTAGCTTTCGATAACAGCATTGTTATTTAAACCTAACAAAACGTCAAGCATGAATTTAGGAAAACCTAACAAATTAAATTGGAGCATAAAAAAAACCGCCCGAGGGCGGCTTAGGATTTTAACTAATCAGTGGCTGTTTACTTTTGGTTTTTTTTCGCCGCAATCAGTTCATCAATATTTTTTGTTTTGACTATGTCATTGAAGAGTTTGTCATAACCCTCAACAGTATCTCGCAGGGCATCGATATGATGCTGGCGCTCACTGCTAGGAAGGCGATTGAATAAATCGATTAGTTGTCTTTGCTCCGGAGAAAGGATAACTGCGCCAGCAGTGCTATCCGACTCTCCAGAGTCATTTCCTCTCTGAATCCAAGCGGGATCTTTTCCGAGTGCATCTGACAATTGAAACAAGTTATCTCCCTTGGGAGATGTTTGGTCATTCTCCCACTGAGAAATAGTTACATGCGCAACGTTCACGAGCTTAGCTAAAGCTCGCTGAGTTAGTTTTAACTCTGTACGCCGCTCTTTTATTCGTTGACCGATTGTTTTCATAGTTCGGTAATCCTAACAAACGTTGACTTAGGTTTCCCTAACAAGTAAGGTTAAGAAAACCTACCAATGAGGCAGTTATGAAGAAGTCTGATGTAGTCACTTATTTTGGATCCGCAGCGAAAGTTGCTAAGGCTCTAAATATCGCTCGCTCATCAGTGAGCGGTTGGGGTGTTTTGGTCCCAGAAAAACGAGCAGCGAAAATTGAACGCATGACATCTGGGGCATTGAAATATGAGCCAGCGTTGTATGAACAAAATCGTAATACCGATGCTGCCTGAGGTGTGAATCATGGAAATCAAATTAGTAGCTGAACAGCTAGAAGCGTGGGCAAGGAAAGACGGCTGGTGGCCTATAACCGAGAAGATTGGGGCTCAATACTCTGGTGATCTCCTTGAGTCACTGAACATCAATGATGCTGATGAGTGGTCGCGCCGATGCCGTAATAACGCACTGTTCATCAAGCGAGTATTTCGCAGCGTTACGCCGTATTACCTCCGCCAAGCCGAAGAGTTAGCGCCAGCAGTAATGGCCGCCATTGAGGCTGAGCATCAGCGCCTGGTTGATGAGGAGCAATCTATTGCACTTGTGGCAGCGGCCGCAAACAAAGAGTGCATGGAGGCGGTAAACGCGAAGCTAATGAATTCACCATTAGCCATTCAGGCTAAAGAGGTCAGGGAAGCGCTTCACTCGCTGGTGGCCATGCTGCCGCCGAACACAATCCGTTTAACGATCCATGAGGTAGCGGCATGACGAACGCAGAGAAATACCCCCTTAATGGCATTAGATCCCTGCTTGTTAGTGATGGAATCCCAGAGGCAGCGGCTAATGCAGCCGCATACCATGCGGTGAGCTATGGGCAGAAGAATAAACGTGCGGACTTTGATGCGTTACTTCGTGAGGTAAAGTTTTACGCCAAGCACAATAAAGCAGCTCCGGCACCGGCTGTAAAGCGTGAAATCCGGCAGGCTAGATTACCAAATATGCCTAAGTGGTACGTAGGACAGTAATTTCTATCTCAGTGAGGTGGTTATGAGCAACTTACAAGAGCGCCTGCGGTGTGCTTTGCAACGTAACTTTAAAGGTGAAATCCCATCAAGGGGTTATATCGAGGTCAGGAAAGGCCAGCGGTTTAAAGATCATCGTGGCGTAACTGTAACTGTTCAGGGATTGGCAGGTGGCTATGTGGTTTATCTGCGTCATGGTTCTGATGCACCAAGCCAGCTCCCACTGAGATTGTTTTCTATGAAGTTCACAGAGGTAAGGGTGTGAGTCGTATTTTTGAGGTCGTTCAATCGTTATCAGGGCAAAGGAACAGCATTACGTTCCCTAGGCCTTACTTGGCCTTTTTCTCTGGTGATCAGCAATGTTACCCATTGGCAGTGGTTCTGAACCAACTTGTCTTTTGGTCGGGCTATTCGACTCAATCAGATGGGTGGTTCTACAAGAGCCACGAACAATTAGGTGAAGAGGCTGGCGGGCTCAGTGAGGAACAGGTTCGCCGACTCATCAAGAAGATAACGCAGAAATATTTACCGAATATTGTGCAGGTCGATATTCGCAAAGTTAATGGTACCCCAACGATGCACTACAGAATCGATGGTGAAGCGCTAATCAGCAAAATATTCCCGCCAGTACTGGAAACGGCGGAAGTGCGGAATGGAAACGGCGAAGTCGCCGAATCCGATGGCAACGGAAACGGCGAAGATGCGGAATCCATTCGGCGAAGTCGCGGAATGGAAACGGCGGAAGTGCGGAATCATGGAAACGGCGAAGTCGCCGAATCCTTTCTCTATACAGATCTAGACACAGATAGAGACTTACAAATTTATTGTCAGGCAGACGAGCTGCCCGACGAACCACACGACGACGAATCTGATCCGGTTTTACGGGTGTTAAATCACTTCAACCGAGTGACCAACTCAGAATTTCGGGATGGGGCTACGACGCGCGGTTTTATTTCCGGTGTGTTGCAGGGCGAATACGTTGCTGACGACCTCATGCTGGTGGTCGATTACATCGCTAACGAGTGGGCAGGGCAGGACAACATGAGTTTTTACCTGCGCCCCAAGACGATATTCAGCCAAGAGAACTTCGAGGGATATTTCGACCAAGCGAGGGCGTGGCGGCGTAATGGCAAGCCGCAAAAAATCGCAGAGCCGGCGAAGGTAAATATCGACTTAAAAAACCAAGATTATTCAGGAATACCCAAAGGATTTAGGAGCTAACGATGGAAACCAAAGAGACGCTGTCTGCACGTGAGTTCTGCGAAATTATGTTTGAGGGTGCAATGACGACGAAAGAAGTTCTGCAGAGAATCAATCAAAAATACCCTGATCTCGACATACCGCTTACGGACGTAAACACACGCATCGGGACGCTGAAACGCTCTTCTCTGGTAGACATCGAGTACAGAAACCACGGTAGAAAATGGCGACTTGTCAGCGTTGACGAGCGTTATTACGAGCGGTCAGAGAATGCCAGAAAATCATCTGGTAGCAGAAAATCAC